GTTACGGGATCGCGTGCAACTGGGTGAAGCGGGTGAAGCAGAAGTGTTAGACAGCAAAGGTGCTGTTAGATATACGGACAGCGGAGCACCAATGACTGTTGAAGCATTGGTGGAAGAGTTCCTAACTGAAAATCCTCATTTTGTGGCTGCAACACCAGGCAACACCAACGCTCAAAGTGCGGTGGCGGGCACGCCCAACACCGAAATTGACGTTACCAGCCTGGACTTGACAAATCCTCAACACAGAAAAATGTACAAAGAGGCCAAACAAAAGGGCCTACTACAATAACAGCCAATAGAGGAGAACGAAAATGGCTTTTAACACAGCATATGACCTAGAAAGTCTTGTAGTCAATACCAAAGCGGCTACGGTTTACACCGCCCATGAGAATTCATTGTTCCTGAGCGGAGACATGATTCCAATGGTACAATTACCAGCAGGATCAATCACAGCACAGATTCCACTTATGGGATCAGTAACAGCAGAGAAGTTGGGTTCAGGTGATCCTGATGCATTAAATGACTTCACTGCACTCACAGTAACGGACACCAAAGTAACCATTGAGTCAAACATCTACGCGGCTCGCCACGTAATGAGAGACCTGGGTGGCATTGACCCACAGGAGACTGGACGTGTTCTTGGTAACGCAATTCAGTCAAGTTTTGACAAAGACGTAATGGGTGCCATTGGTGGACTCACTGAGCAGGAAATCACTGACGCAGGTGGACTCACAGTTGCTGAAATCTTCAAAGCAGTTGGCGCAATTCGTGCAGCAGGCGAAACAGGCCCATTAATGGGTGTTGTTGCGGCTACTCAATACGCCACGCTGATGAATGACATTGGTAACACTGGCTTTGCTGGAGGTGACTTCCAGACCCAGGCAATGCGTTCAGGATTCCTTGGACAGATCGCAGGCGTTAACCTGTTTGTTAGTTCATACTTTGACGACACAAACACTGGTGTAACAGCAGCAAGAGCCGCTATCTTTGGTGGTGACGCACTGAGAATCGCCATGTTCAAGAACGTTGATCTTGAAATTGCACGCAGAGCAGAAGCAGTTGGTAACGACATCGTTGCAAACCTACACGCTGGTGTTGGTGTTGTTGATGCCAATCGTGGCATTATCTTAGCAGACGCTTCTTAAGGAGACAGTATGGCCTTTATAGTTGAAAACGGTACAGTAACGTCATTCGCAGAGTTTAACGATGTGGTTGACAGGGATCAAAGGCTGTTTGAAAGCAATGAAGGCCTTACCTATGAGGTGGTAGAAAGGAATCTTGAACGGGCAACTGACAGGATTCTTTCTAAAATAAGATTGACAACCTGGTGGAGGGAGTACTACACGGAGCAGGATCCCACTTACAACCATGTGGACAGAACCAGCCTACCAGCAGTTAATCCAGACCGCATACAGAATCGCCAGCAGGACTTCACAGCCCTCTGTGTGTACACCGCTTTGGCAGAATTCATACTGCCCTCAATTGCAGACTTTTCAGATGAAGAAACGTCAGAACGCAACAAAATGGGCTACTATGACAACAAAGCAGAAGCACTGTTCCAAGAATTGATCATCCAGGGTGACTGGTATGATTTTGACGAGGACGGTGTGGTGGAACAACCAGAGCGTGAACCTGGGCGATACAACCTCAAGAGAATAAGATGAGAGACAGCGTTATCACACAACTTCAACGCATCAGCACCGGCAGTTTTCAAATTGCACAGGAACTGCCTAGAAGCCAAGCGGATACGCCTCTCTACATCAAAAATCCCAAGAGGATATATGTGGATCGCACAGAAACCACCCAGACTCCTATACTGAGCACACTGGATCGCAACAACATCGCAGAAGAAACACAGACCAATTCAGTGTATTTTTCAGTTGATGCCAAAAACACTGCGCCTAACACAGAAGATCTAGTGAACGCTATACAAAACATCAAAGACTCAATAGAGTTAAGGGGAGCAAACCGCAGAGAAGTCACGGTCACACGTGAATACAGTGACGATCTCTTGGTTTTCACAATAACATTTGCACTAACAAGGATAACATAAGGAATCAATCATGGCAAATTATATTTTTCCAGCACCAGGTGTAACAGACGTAGAAACTACGTTGACCATTTCAGTGAACGGCAATGGCGCTGACACTGGTTTGGTACTGCCTGGACTGCAGGATATCACAGTAAACGCATCCAATGACGTGTTCACATGGACACAGTTGGATGAAACAGCAAAAAAGCAGGTTGCAACCACAGCAACCAACTCACTGAGCATGAACCTTGTTGTTGACAAAGACACGTTCTTTGGCACAGCAGGAAGTGGTGGCGCAACAGCCGCTGAGTTGGGAGTATTTGGTGCTTCAATTGACAAAACCCTAATGGATTTTGAATTGTACACTGGTGATGAAGACGATGGCACTGATGGCAAAGTTATCAGTGGTTTGGGATACATCACTGGATTGGCGCCAACAGTGAGCGCTGACGCACCTGTATGGGTATCACCAATCACAATCACCGTAACTGGTGAGTACACGATTGCTGATCCAGTCTAACAGCCTGTGAGGGTTGAGGGGGGTTCGCCCCCCTGATTTACGGAGGAAAGAAGTGGAGATATTGACCAACAAGACCAGCCAAGAACTGGCACAATCAGTTATAGCAGAAACAGCCAAAGCACGCAATGAGATAGCCTGTGCACAGAGAGACTGTGCCAAAGCAGAAAGCAGACTGAAATTTCTCATAGCAGTGGCAAATGAATTAGCAAAAAGACCTGGAGATCCAAAATGAAATTAGCAGAACTAGCACGCGAACCACAACTGGAAAAAGTGGTAATCAATTCAGAATCAATCACAGAACACTATGGTGAGCCCATTGAATTTTACATGTATGACACACAGGATATGTCAACATTCATGAAATTGGCCACAATCAATCAGGACAACACGGATGAACTCATGCAGTTGATATCCAAATTGGTATTGACTGAAGAGGGCAACCCCATACTGACTGACAGCACCACGGTGCCAATCCCAGTGTTAACGGCGGTTATTGAAACCGTGGTGTCACGCCTGGGAAACCTCCAAAACCTCGCTACGAAAACATAACGGCCAGTGAAAATGCCTATCTCACCCTGGATGTCATCGCAAAAAGATACGGGGTACTTCCCAGTGACGTGTTGCGGCGAGGAAACACCATTGACCTTTGGTGCATGGAAATTGCGGTGGGCTACGAAAGTTGGTTGTCAGATAAGTACAAGAAAGGTGAACCTGTGCACAACAAGAGCGAGGATCAACTCAAGCGAATGGTGGAGGCTGTGAAACATGTCAGCAAGGATAACCCGTAACAGAATGGGGCCCAGCCTGGGGCGTGTGAGCGCACGCTTTTCACAACTGCCAAAACAGGCATTTCAGTTTTGGCGCAAGACCACACCAAAGCGCACGGGAAATGCTCGCAGGAAAACTGTTTTGAGGGGCACAGAAATAAGGGCACGCTATCCATATGCAGAAAGGTTGGATCAGGGATACAGCAGGCAAGCGCCAAGGGGAATGTTTGAGCCTACAAAGAAATATATTGAGCGCATCACCAAGAGGTTTATAAGGAAGTAACATGGCAGATCTAGAATACACAGTAGACATCAACACCCGGGGGGCACAAAGGGCGTTGGGAGGACTGCGCAGTCAGATAGCAGGCATAGGCACGCTGTTGGCGGGTGCGTTCACAGTCACAGAACTAACACAAACTGCCGCACGTTTTGAGGATTTGCGAACCACCTTAGGAGTGCTGTTCAAAGACGTAGAAACTGGTGCGCAGGCATTTGATCAGATAAAAGCATTCGCCACAGAAAGCATATTCTCCGTGGAAGACCTTACCAATTCAGTACTCAAACTCAAAGCGGCTGGCTTGGAACCTTCAATTGAGCAGTTGAGGCTGTTCGCTGACGTCAGCAGTGTGAGTGCAGACTCAGTTGGTGCGCTGAACGCAATCACGGATCTGTTTGCGCGAACAGCCGCGGGTGGACTGGGTCTGGAAGAATTAAACAGACTGGCAGACAGAGGTATTCCTGTGTTCACCATACTGGAAGAAAGGCTGGGACTCACACGTTTAGAACTTTCAGAATTTGGTAAAACAGCAGAAGGTGCACAGACCATACTGCAGGCACTCACAGAAGGACTGGGTGAAGCATTCTCAGGTGCACAGGCCGCAAGGGCAGAGAACCTTTCACAGGCCATGAGCAATCTGGGCGATGCACTGGCAAACGCATTTGACACCATAGGACAGAGTGGATTCAATGCTGCACTGGGTGATGCAATACGCGGCATAACAGAATTCATTAACCTAAATCAAACTCTGATACAGCAGATTGGTGAAGCACTGGGCACAGCAATCAGGGTGTTGGTTGACAACCTAAACATATTGGCGGCTGTGTTGGCGGGTGCATTCTCTGCCGCAATAGCAGGCCAAGTGTTCACAATGGCTTCAGCAATGGTCACACTGGCCAAAGGACTGAGACAGGCCGCCATAGCAGGCACAATTCTGCAGGGCGTAACTGGAGTAGGTTTGGTAAAAGCATTGGCGGGACTGGCTGGTGCCGCGGGTGCAATATACGCCATTGATCAGGCATTTGAAGAAACAAACAGCACACTGGATCAAACCAAAAAGAACATAGACGAAGCCCAAGAAAAACTCAAAGACGGTCCTCTCAGTGGTGGCTTGAACATATCAGGAGATGACGTACAAACCACTTCACCTGGTGCACAAGCCGCACAGAAAATCACAGAAGAACTAGACAAACAGTTGGTGAAATACCAAGCCAACAACGCAGAACAGTTGAGATCACTGAGAAACACCAGAGACATGCTGGGTCTCTCACAAGAACAAGCAGAAGGCCAGCGTGTGGTCAACGCAGTCACTGAAAATTACACACGTGAACTGGACGCACTCAAGCAGAAATATGCAGAACTGAACCGTGAACCAGAAAAGAACAGAGAAAGTCTCATCGCGGTGCAGGCCGCAATGGAGACCCTTAACACACAGTATGGTGATCAACTGTCAAAGGCACGCGCACTGGTAGCAGAAATTGCACAGCAGAGAGCGGACACAGAAGCCGCCGCAGAAGCACAACAACGGTTCACAGCCAGCATGGAGCGGGCCGCAGAATCAGTGCGCACCGCAAAACAGTTCACTGATGGTCTAACACAAAGCACCAGAGATGCACAGAGAGAAATGCGTCGTGCTTCAATGGGCCCACTTGAGCGTGAAATTGACGGTATAAATGCCAAAATTGACAGAGATCTCAACAACACAGTGAAAGAACTGCGTGAAAACATAGACAACACCAATTTCACAGTTATATCACAGCAGATAGACAAGGTCAAAGCCGCGGCAGAACAGGCAAAAAGAGAACAGGCAGCCATTGCGCGCCAGAGTTATGAAGAACAGCGTTCATTTGAGCGTGGCTGGGCAGATGCATTTCGTAAATATCAAGAAGAAGCCACAAACTCAGCGCGTGTTGCGGGTGAAGTGTTTGGGAAAACCACACAGGGACTTGAAGATGCCATTGTGGGATTCGTGCGCACTGGCAAGTTTGAATTCAGAGACCTTATAAATGACATTGCAGAAACACTGTTGAGAAGCCAAATCAAGCGGCTCATAGCGGATGTGTTTGCACCAGATGGGTTGTTGGGTGGATTGGGCAGCCTGTTTGGTGGATTGGACAGCCTACTGGGTGGAGGCGGTGGCAAACGAGGTGAATCACCTTCATCACCACTGTTTGTGCAGGATGTGCGTGGCGCAACAGCACCTGATTTGACAGGACTGGAGGATCTCATACCCAGCACAGGCAGTAGAACACCTGGCTTTGGCGACATCAGCGACATTTTTGGTGGCGGGGACATAGTGAACACTATCAGCCGTGGACTGGGAGGCATCACAGACACCGTGGGATCAGTGGTTGGGTCAATAACTTCAGGCATTGGCAACCTGTTTGGTGGATTCTTTGCGAATGGAGGATTCATACCACCAGGTAAATTTGGCATAGTTGGAGAACGCGGACCAGAAATGATATCAGGACCAGCACAGATAACACCATTCGCAGAAGGCGGCACCACAGTTAACCTAAACATATCAGCCGTGGACGCAGACAGTTTTAGAGGATTGATTGCACGTGATCCAGAATTCATAGCCTCAGTGGCACAGGCAGGATCAAGGGCAATACCGGGAAGGAGATAAACAATGTCATTTCAATGGATATTCAACAACGCAGAACAGTTGGCCATTAACAGATTGGACGTGGTTGCACAAACACAGAGCCGTGATGGCACAGTGAGAGCAATTTCAAGAGGTGGTGGACCCAAAAAGTTCACGGTGACACTGCCAGCAGGACCAGCCTATTCAGAATACAGAACACTGATAACGGGTGCAGAAGGGTTGGGACGCCATACCACTGACACCATTACCATACCATTTTCACTGTTTCCTTGGTATTATGGCAATTCAGATCCAGGCACTGATGAATCATATGAGATTATCTGTACACAATTTCCACAATGGACCATATTTGCGCGTGATCAGATAAGAT